TCCTAGACTTTCATAAAATTACCAATTTATTGAATATTTTATTATTATCTGCTTGTAAAATAATAAAATATTTAGTTTTATCCTGAAAAATACATAATTTGGGTGACGCTGTAAGGGTTAATATTATTAAAGAAAATGTCCTATTGAGCCATATAATTAGTAACAGCCTGTTCTAAATTCCAACCGCTTGCATTTAAAAAATTAGTTGCTATTTCCTCATTCGCGTTAGGAAACATTTGAACAAATTGCCGCACCCTTTGTACTCTGGTGTTATCTACATGTTGAACTGGGTGAGGAGCCATTCCTACTAGTCTATTCCCCACATTACGAACCCACGCAGGAGTATGCACTACTGGATTTCGTGCGTTTGCGTCCAAAGCGTGTTGGTCGTTCTCGTTCAATGGGTCTGGCAAATAAGGTACATTACCCCGCATAGCAAAATGGTCTGCTATACCATGACTAAATTCAGCAACAGCTCCATATGCACCTCTGTAAGCAGCACAACCTGCTACATATAAACCATTTACTAAATGATAGGATGCGTGGTATGCACTATATGCTGCTCCTGCTCCTATTGCGACGGCAGGAGCCATAGCAACTACACACGCCCCAGCACCAACACTAGCAACAGTACACACCCCCGCAGCACTACATACAACACCACCCGCACTACAGGTTGCACCACCAACAACGGCAGCGGCAGAAACCCAACCAGCAGTTGCGGCAGCGGCACCCTGGGCAACCCTTCTTAGTCTTTTTCTTATAGTAAATGGAGAACCGCCTTTTTGTGGTTCAAAGGCCATATGACGCAATTCCCTTTCAACGAGATTGTATATACATAACGAAGCAAGTGCTGTGACGCAGGAATTTGAATCAAGTTTAAGTTCTTTACACAAATAATCTGCTTCTAGATTAGAATTAAACATTCTAGATTTTAATTCAGAAACTTTACCTTTTAAATAATTTTGAACATCATTAAGTGCCTTATCCATATTATTTGAATTGTATATGGGTAATAAATCAGCCATACATTCATCAATATAATCTACTAAGTTATCATTTGATTCAATAAGTGAACGACTATATATATTAAGATATGTTAAAGCAGCATCTAGTTTTGGGTCGTAAATATTACCACGACCTTTCATAACACGCTTTCTATTGCGATAACTATTGCGTTTTTTAATATTTTGTTTTCGTTTTTGACTTAAAATCATTGGTTTATTTATATATTATTAAAATAAAATAAATATAAATGTATTTTATTTAAATAAAGTTTTATGTAAATATGGCCATTTAATAATACTAAATATTATTTTATTCCTGGAGTTTTATGCTTATTTAAATTTAGAATACGAATGGCTTCTTCTTCATCTATTGTTTCAATAAAATTAATAAATTTTATAAATGTTTTATCATATGTTAAATTTTTATAATAACTACATACTTTTGACCCTGTGCATGTACACCATGTAGTATATTCACCTGGTTTTTTATTATTTTTAATTTGATATACCTTTTCACTTAATTTACCTATTGGATTTCCTGTTTTATCAGCATATTCTCTTGCTTCTGTATTTAGACTACAACATGTATGATGTGTAGTATCGGCAAAACAATGTTTTGTTTCAGGAATATCTGGTAAACCGCATTTTTCTAATAATATTTTCCTTTTAATGTTGTCCATACATATATATTTTATTATTATAAAAATAAATTTAATTATATGCTAATTATTTACTTGTAAAATCAAATATATTTTATTATCTTCTAATAAATAACAAAATATGCTTGATGCTTGGCTATAAGGATTAATCTATATCAATAGTGGATTAAATTTAAATATTAATTCTTGTTTTGATATAGATTTAGGACCTACCGTATTATTAAATTCGTAAATGATTTTAGATAATTTATTTATGTTTTCAATTGTGGATATACCATTCATAAATTTTATAAAATAATGAGATTGAATACTTTTATCTTGTGAATTATTATCAATTTTGCCTGCGTTAATTCCTATACGACGAAATGAAATATCTGGATTTTCTGTTTTTTTAACAAATATAAAATTCAGTGGTTCCAACTTTGTTTTAACGAAACGATTTATTGTCTTTTTCTCCCAAATTTGAAATATACATGGAACATCATGTGATTTATTATCTACTAAAAATGAGTTTTCAGGCAAGTCTATTTCAGATATATTGTGAAAATTTAATGGAAATATTTTTTTTAAACTATCTTTTTTGAAACTTTTAGGCAATATAAACGAAATACTATCACAAAATTCACAAGATTTTTTTATAAATTTATTTGCTAATGATGATTGACGACCAAATGGAGGATTACCTATAATATGTATTTTATTATAAGTTTCACTACTATTATATTCATATAATAAATAATCTTGTTTTATTATTTCATCATTATTAGGTTCTAAATCATAAAATTTATAATTTTTTGTTAATGATTTAATACCCGCAATAAAAGACCCATTTCCAGCACTTGGTTCTATTATTAAATCATCTCGATTTATTTGTATATTTTTTTTAACAAGATTTATGCATAAATCTACAACTGTATCCTTTGTATAATATTTATCAATTATATTACGTTTTAATCCTTTTAATTGTTTCAGCTCCATTCTTAGATATATTTTATTACACACTTAAAATATTATATTTAAACCCTATTTTATTTTATAAAATATTATAGGATATATTTATATTACTTTTTATATAACAAATTAAACATAACATTATAATCTATAATATAAGATTATAAAATAGAACATGACCCTACATTATTATCATAACTTGATTTACCATATAAAATTGAAGCGATAGAACCCTCATCTATACTCGGCGTATCTAACATTACGGTATCTATATTTACATTCTTTTTTTTATTATCCAGCATTTTTTTTTTATTTATTATCATATTATCATTTAATTGGGACTGTTCTTTGAAACTTTGTATACTATCTTTATTTACTTTATTATGGTTTTCTAAGTATCTGTTTTCTAAATCGTGGTTTGATGTATCTTGGTTTTCTAAGTATTCATTTTCTAAATCGTGGTTTGCTGTATCTTGATTTTCTAAGTATTCATTTTCTAAATCGTGTTTTGATATAGCTTGGTTTTCTAAGTATCTATTTTCTAAATCGTGGTTTACTGTATCTTGGTTTTCTAAGTATTCATTTTCCACGTCTTCGTTTTCTAAGTATTCATTTTCTACGTCTTCATTTTCTAAATCTTCATTTTCTAAGTCGTTGTTCTCTTCAATATTCTCTATTTGTTTATCTTTTTCACGAGTATCATCGACGATTAATTCAATTAAAATATCTTTAACATCATCTATCTGTTGAGGCTTATTTTCTTTATCAGGTGGTATACAATACATTTTGTTTTTATATAGTATTTTTGAGCAAGGATAGTCACATGATTTTTTACATCTGCTTACTCTTTTACAATATTTACGTTTTTTACCTTCTATGTATTTACAATTCCCAGTTCCATCATTACAGTTTTCTTTTGTTCGTCCCTTACATATTTTTTGAGATATATCTGTATCTTCACCACCAATTAAAAAATTATATTTGTTTGTATTTTTTAATTTATATTTAGACCTGTTTATATATTTCTTTTTTTTTATACTGACCATTATATTATATAAACAACTTTTAATTATTTTTAAACTATAACATTTGAATAATAAATTAGATTTAAATTGTAATACAAACACAATAAGACAAAATGATTTGATAAATATTTTTAATAGATAATAGTTACATCTGAACAGTTTAATACAGATATTACTGTTATTTAACCCTATTATAAGAGAAAAAAAAACACATCAAACTCAATATTTTATATATTTGCGTATACATACATGGGTCATTTACCTATTTATAAGATAAAAAAACAACATTGATGTGTATATATGTAAATAGCCTTTATATATTTCCTAAGAATATATCTTGGAAAATAACGTGACCTATATCACATATGGCTGTATTTATTATTTATGTTAGAACAATATTATATTTATGTGCGCGTGGGTGTGTGTGTGTGTGTGTGTGAAAACAGCCAATATATTTTCCAAGGTAATTATAGGAAAATAACGTGAAATAAATCAAACATGGCTGTATTTATTATTTATGTTTGAACAATATTATATTTATGTGCGTGTGTGCGTGCATGTGTGTGCGAGTGAAAACAGCCAATATATTTTCCAAGCTATATCTAGGAAAATAACGTGAAATAAATCAAACATGGCTGTATTTATTATTGATATTATCCCACTATGTTATCCCACAATATAATTATGTGATAAATATAGATTTAAAATTTAACCCTTTTTAGAAAATGACACCCTTTACGTTGAAAATATACAAGCTGATTATATGCCTGAATTGTTTTACCATTTTTGATAAAAAGTGACACAAAGTCAGATAAACCTCTAGCTGAACCATTTATTTCTTTTACAATATGTTTAAGCAGTATATCCGTATCATCTGGAATTAATTCGCTTATTTTATTCAATAACGTGTAATCTAAATCTTTTGAATCTGGCCTACTATATGAATTATAATCTGAGTTTGGTAAAGATTGGTCACTGCATGATATGTTCACAATTTGTGGCGAAGTATTAGGTGTCACACCTGTATTTTTCATTGATATAGCAGACACATAATCATTACATGGATTTTTTACAGGTGAAAAATTATTATTTAGATTACTTTGATATTGCTGTTCCGCTTTGGTATAATTATATAAATTGTTTAATTTATTTAAACCATGCTCATTAAAACTCTGTTCATTTTGTATATTATGTGAAGTATTAAATATTAAATTAGAACCGAAACCGTTACCATTTGTTTTTAAATAAGTTTTATAGTCTGGTTCTGAATATTTATAGTATAAATTAATAATATCTGATCGCAACTCTTCAATATTATCTGATTTTGGATTTGTATTATTCAATTTATCATTTAAGCGTAAAACTTCATTTTCTAAAGTTTTTACCCTAGACATATAATGTTCTAAATTGGTAAAAACATCTAACTCATTTGATAAAATAGTTTTAATAACTGGTGACTTTTCATAACATGAACATATATTATCATATTTTTGGTTAAATGTCGTAATAAATTTTGATAACAGCTCAAAATATTTAGCATTCTCAGATTTATTTTTATCGACTGAAATACCTATTTTAACAATATTAAAATCGTCATTAAGCAAATATTCAGTTTCAAATTCTGTTTTTTTTGGCAAACTCATAAGGTATATATATATAAAATAATATATATTAAATGTTTATATTAAAATAATATTTATTTTAATTACCTAATTTATATAAATAAATTAATTATATAAAGTTATAAATTATATGTATATATTAACATCATATGTATTAGATAATTGTAAATTATATCAAATACTTTTAAAAAAATATGGTAAAATAAATATCAGAAAAATATGTAGAAAAATATAAAATGGAAAAAAATATAAAATATTTTTGTATTATATACACAAATGAATAAGTCTGATAATAGTATTTATACTTACAAAACTGAAGCAATAAATCGTCGTTTTATTAAAAATAAAAATAATTCCCGTTTTTTAAAATATAAAATTAATAAGAAAATACCTTTAATTGATACATCTAAACCTGAAGATACGCAGATAAACGCAACTTCCCAAATAGAAACTACTGAACCTATTGAAAACCAAATAAATAATTCTCAAATAAATACACAATACATAAATAATCGTATTTCAGAATTATTTATTGAATATCAAAAACTAATAGATATACAGATAGTTGAAAAAATTAAAAGCCAAATTCTATTATTAACTCCAAATTTAAAAGGTGAAGTAGGAGACAAAGGTCCTGAAGGAAACAAAGGTCCTGAAGGAGACAAAGGTCCTGAAGGAGATAAGGGAGCTACTGGAGATAAAGGTCCTGAAGGAGATAAGGGAGCTACTGGAGACAAAGGTCCTGAAGGAGATAAAGGTCCAGAAGGAGATAAAGGGGCTACTGGAGATAAGGGTCCAGAAGGAGATAAAGGAGCTACTGGAGACAAAGGTCCTGAAGGAGATAAAGGGGCTACTGGAGATAAAGGCCCTAATGGTGATAATAATTAAGATATATTTATTAAGGAAAAAAATCTATAAATATTTTGTAGTATTTTTTAAAAATAAAACAATACAATTTATAAATATATATATTGCGGAAAAAATATATATAAAAAAAAATCTATGTATAAATATATATATATATATATTTATGAATAAAAATATGCCTGAAATTATAAATTGTTACACTAATGCATTCGCAATTGAAGACAATATACCTGTAAAAGTTGTTGTCCATATGATAATAAGAAGTTCATTTATAACTTATCCTAAAGTGTACACAGACCAACAAACAGCAGAATGTACAACTAGTGTTGTAGAACAGGTATGTGACATTTTTAATAAAAATGATGTTCATTATCAAAAAGCTATTGATATTTATGGAAATGAAGATTTTACATTTTTATTAGGTGAATCGTTAAAATTAGACAAACCTATAAAAATATATTTAAATCTAAATGTATGTATTTCAAAAACTGTATTAAATAAAATTAAAATGATAGTTAATTATAATGAAAAAGGGGAATTATTAATGAACGGGATAAGCACTAATGGCCTTTTTACAGGGAAGACATTTGATGAACATGGCAAAATTACTCTTTTCAAAAATGGTATTAAACTATGTAATGATTATGATACATAAACTACTATTATTAAAATTAGTAAAATAGTAGATAAGGATGATGAACATTGTAATGATTATGATCATGATGAATGTAAGTATCCTTAAAGTATATTATGATACCAATAATGTAATCAAAATTTATTTTCTATAATTACTTTAGTAATTAATATTTAAGAAAAATAAATAAAGAAAAAAAGTGAAAAATATTTTTTTCTCAACAAGTAATATAAAAAGCAAACAGTAATGGGTCGTAAAGATACTAAATCAATTGAACAACATCATGATAAACACAGTGATAGTGAAGATGAAATATGCAATGAACACAAACGTCACCAAAAATATTGTGTAAAAGAAGTAAGATGGGGAATTTTAAAGGGTGAAGAAGGAGAAAAAGGTAAAAAGGGTTCACGCGGTAAACGCGGACCACGCGGAAAACATGGTCATCATGGAAGAAATGGTCACGATGGTAAAGATGGTTGTGACGCTATACTTTCGTTTGGAGCAGCAACTAATGATCAGGAAGGTGAAATTATATCCAATATAGGTGATGCTATTGAGTGGACAAATACATATTTTCCTCAGTTAGATGTTAATGTTACTGGAAATGTAGTTAATTTAAAAAATGAAGGTGTATATCAATTTGATTTTTCATTGCGTGGTATAGTAGCAAACACTTTTACTTCTACATTTGGTATGGGCTTATTGTATAACGGTAATATATTAAATGGGTCAAAGTTTACATTGACCAATAATGTTATACCACCCTTTACACCTTATAATTATGCTCAACTTTTAAATGGAACTGTTATCGCAGAAATTGACCAACCTAATGCTAATATTCAATTAGTTAATCTATCAAATGACTTCGTAACATTCACTAATTTAGATATGAGCAATAACGCATCTATTAATGTAATTCGTTTAATATAGATACATACGCACATATTTAGAAAATTTAAAAATCAAAATGTAAAGAAAATCTGTATATTTTGATAATTAAGAGAAAAAAACTATATAAAAAAAGTGAAATAAATTTACAAAATAATTAAAATAAATAAATAAATATTTATTTCGTTCATGGTTAAAAAAATATTTTCTTTACATATTATATAAAAAAACAAATGCCTCACCACAAAAAAAAGTACGCAAGTAGTTCATCTTCTTCCTCTTCATCCCGGTCTTCTTACTCTAGCAGTAGTTCCGAAAGTAGCTATGCTAGTGATGTTGAAGAACTTGAATATAAATTAACAAAAAAAATGGATAAACTTTACTGTAAATTTCTTTGGAATTTACGCAGAGAACCCTGTTTATTGTTAAATGGTTCTGACGCTCACGCTTCAGTCTACTCTTATACCGCACACACTATTGTGCCTGGTGCTAATTTAATATTTGATGAATCACAATATGCTGTAAATGTTGATTATAACAATGGAGATGATTTCATCGTTGTAAGAAGAAATGGATTATATTACTTTTCATGGTCAGCAACATTTAATGAACCATGTCAATTAGGGTTATACGTTAATGGAGTTCTTAACCCAACTACGGTTGTATCTAACAATTCTGGTGCTACAGTAAGTGCTTCAAGTCAAATGCTTCGGTTAGTTACAGGAGATCGTATTGAAATTCGTAATTTAGGTAATAATAACATTACCAGCACTGTTGCCGCTGCTGGAAACCCTAGTCTTCAATCTCAAAATGTTGATTTCACATTATTTAAAATTGCCCCCAATGCCGATCTGTGTGGTCCTTTCCCCGTCCCCTTTGAACATGGAAAATGCTGTGATGATGTCGTAAAATGGAACGCCGCTGATAAAAATAATGATAACAAAGTATCCAAATGCGAAGAAAAGGTGTATAAAGTAGAAAAGAAATGCGAAAGACCATGCACACCACCTCCTATGCCTTGCCCACCAGCACCCCCTGCACCATGTGAACCTGAACCACACTGCCATAAGAAACACCGCAGGCATCACAGACACTAATCTAATACATAACGCTAAAATTATCTATATTATCTATAAATATTGATTAAATATTTATAAATATATAATACCCTATAATGATATACTATTTTACCATACTTGAACAAATATTTTTACCAAATATAAAATCAATACTACTCCATACATCTTTGTATTCTGCATATTTATTTAACCAATATATAAAAAAACCCAATACTGTTAATACTACAATTAAAATGTAAATACCTTGTTGTATCTTATCAAGCTTATCTGTATTTTTCTTTTGTAATTTATAGTATTGACTATAGTTATCAATAATGTATACAGTTACTAATAGGAGAAATGCAATTATTGTAAATGTAAGGTTCATCTTATTAAACATCAAAAATCCAGACCAAACAATTAATGCTTTTATAATATTTATAGTTGGATTTACATCCGTTTCACTTGTAAAATTTATACTAAAATATATAATCATAATAATAATAAACTGTTTAGCTAAAATATTATCACTTAAAAACTTTTGTGTTCTACAACCAACTGATTCCGCAACAAAATTACCATATTCTGCTAAAATAATTAAAAATATACCTTTAATAATATTTTTATCAATTAGCTGATTCATAATATATTATGTATTGCGAAATTTTAATCAGTATTTTCTATTATAATGAACCTATAGAATATTATTGATTAACTATTTAATGAAAGTTGATAATTTACTGTTTTTACACCTTTGCACATTTAAAACGCCGATTTTTTAATAAATAAACTATTTAATAAGATATTATTATAGTATAATAACAATGCATAGTAAGAAGTCTATATTGATTTGTTCTTTAAAGGTTTGAATTATTACGATGTCAATCGGTTACACTATATGCAGAATAATTCTTTTTTACACCTTATAAAACTTCATATCCATTTGACGATGGATTATAACCAAATTTTTACTACCTCGGCATTTTAAATGTGCAAAGGTGTAAAATAATATTCACATATTACTATTTTAAAAATAGAATATAATTAAATATACCGCAATAATATAGTATTTCATATGACTTATCATAATGATTATAAAGAACTATTTGTAAAACGATTGGGAACAAATACAGAATCTTATATGATAACAACTGATTTAATTACTGTTTTTCCTATAAATAGTAATCTTATATTAGATAAAAATAATATTATTTCAACAAAAATAACGAATTATACAACTTTACCAAAAATGTTATCACCTGAAATTCCTAATTTTACAACGGTTGAAGGAATTTTTCATATTAACCGCAATATTAATAATGAAATATTACAAAATAACATTTTAGGTAATAATAGTATATTTTATAGTAAAGTAAACAACATTCAAATACCTATTATTAAATTTACAAATGAATTACTTGATTTCTTTGGTTGTAGGGTTATTAATGAAGGCGATGTGTTTCAACTTCATAATAAAATAGAAATGCCCCTCTTTAGAATAAAAATAGGCATAAATTATAAAAATGACTATTTATTAAAAGAAAAATTAGGTGATGGATTTTATATAGAAACACATAATACACCACATATTCATCAACCTGTTAATATGGATTCTCATGGATATGTAGTTTTAGCAAAAAAAGTAGAAAATATATTATTGCTCAGTAAAGTAAGAATTCCCTTTGGTAAAGCAATATACATACCATCTAATATCTATCATAATGATAGTTTATTAATAGGGGAATATAACGTGTTATATACTAAAAGTGATAATTATCAAACATATCTATTTAAAAACTACGATAACACAATCATAAATATAATTTAAATTGATTATTAATTTAATCAATAATCAATTTAGAATTATATAGAAACAGATTTAAACATTCCAAATGTTGTTGTTGGGAGATATACATTAGAACCTACAACTTGTATACATTGCGAATATGGTAATATAGGTGTTAAAATATTTACGGTATTATCAATTTCTATTCTATATTCTAATAGCACATCCGTAATAAAACCTTCTAGATTTTTTTCTTGCCCTTCTGATGTATGTTTATATACAGCAAACCATTTTTTATATTTATCATTTGTTAAAATATTACAAGGACGCCCTTTCTTTGAATTATTTAAAAATGCCAGTAAAGTAAATATATCATCATCATTGGCACCTGGAGTTGATATATATTTTATGTGATTTCGTGATAATTCTGAAACTACCGCACTATCTTTTGTATGCTTATGATAAAGTATAACTATTGGTCTTTTACCTAACCTAACTAATTCCCGACTAGCATTAACAATATTTACCACATTTTTACCACCACCTACATGCATTAGATTTCCACCATCAATAATAACATCATAATCATTTTCTGCTTCTATCAGGCTTTGCATTTTTTTTCTATCCCTTTTTTGAGATGTTGAGCATTCAACTATTAATAACTTATCTTTTTCTTTACCTTCACCAACTTCCATTTTATAATTGCAAATTCTGTCTATATAAAAATCTACATCTGGAATATATAGGTGACGCAATCCCTCCACTGTAGAACCGTTTACTAACCCATCTCTAACACCTAATTTAATAAATCGTCCTTCTAATAATGGAAGTAAATATGATAATTCCTTTTCTAGGATAAAATCAATATTAGATTGGTCTATTTTATCCAAATTTATTTTTCGTTTAAATAATTCTATATTATCACCCCGTCTATCATTATAATAAGACATTAATAATAAAAAGTCACGCGTCATCGATAATCTACCAATTAAACCGCCTATTAAATTTTCATCGCGTTTTAAACAAGCATATCTTAATAACAAAGTGACTAAACCTTTTTCCCCAGTTGTATCACATAAATCCTTATTTTCTAAATATATAGTATCTAATTTTATTAACTTTTCACTTAATTTATCGGGTCCTTCTAGTGATTTATCTATTAGTATAGCATTTAACTGTGAACTAATACTACCAGAAGGTTGATTTGATATATTTCTTTTAGGAGTGGCTGTTACAAGTGTTGACTCCTTTTTTACTGTTCCAGCATCAACCTCCGCAACACTGGCCGCATCTGCAACAACATCAACATCAACAACCGTTTTTTTTAAATTATCACGTAATTTACTTATTTCTAATACCATCATGTCCCGATTTTGCCTTATCTCCTCTCTTAGTAAATCTATTTGCGTTATAACCTCTCTAAGTTTATCGTGTAATTCTCCATCCCTACGCAAAAATTGGGCTTCTAAAGCTGAAATACTATCTATAGTAAGTGCCGATTCTATAACAGCAGCACTATCGCTTTTATTCATCTTAGGAGGTGCCCCTGCTGACCAAGTTTCCTTTAATTTTAAATACTTTGTCTTATACTTTATATAGTTTTTAAAATAGTCACCCATAATATATTTATATATTATATTTTTTATAATATGTATTTAAATTTAACAAACAAATATCAAATTTAAATAATTACAAGCAAAAAGCAAAATAATTTTTAAACTTCCAATGTATTCAAATCATTTACTGCTTTTGCCGTTGATTTTAATTTATTCATTTCTGTTTCATATTCTAAAGCTTCAGTATCTTCATCAATTAACTCTTCAACGGATACTTTTGATGGTTGATTAGCAAGTTTTTCTGCTAATTCATTTTGAAACTTATTTAAATCTACTAGATTTTGTAAAAAGTGTGAAACTGGTTTGTTATAAAGTTCTCTCAATTCTCTAACAGCTTTATTATATTCGGTCATCTCTTTAATTTCAGATTGAAATGTCCACGAGTATTCTAATTCAACACGCAATTGCTTATGTGTATTAAATAATTGTGAATTTTCACATTTATCTTTAAGCTCGACCTTATTTAATGAACCCATCAATGTTTTTTGTATTTGATATACATCAACGGTTAATTTATTAATTTTATCTATACCACAATTTGTAAAAGACCAAGGGATTTCTATTCCTGTTTTATATTCAGAAGACATACCTAACATTGATGGTTTTATAATATCCAATACAAAAAAAGGAACAGTTACATCGATATCATTCATTACTATAGGTTTTTGTATTGAATTATTTTTTGTTGTTTCAGTAAGACCATACATTAAATTAACTTTTTGATAATCATTACTTACATCTTCTAATTTTATAGATCCTGAACTTGGATCCTCTATAACACGTGAACATTTGGTTACTTTTACATTTAAAGTATATAAACCTGGATTGGGAATTAATCCCAACAACCAAAGCGGTTTAAGTCTATATGCTAATGGAACTTCATCTTTTCCATTTTTCCATCCAGTTTTACATAACATTTTTGTTTTCATATCATTTGGGGTGCATGGAACCCCAGTCTTAGGCAAAAATACAGCCCTATTTAAATACCAAGGGTTTGATATATATTGTAGATTTAAAGCAGTTATTTGAATACCGTTACGGAAATAAGTCATATTACTATAATTTTGAGACATGGTATATGTTAAATGTGGATACATGCGCATTATATTACGTTGTAAATTAATTACAAAATTATAATTACTAGGTGTATATGTAAATTTTATTGGCACACTAACTGACTTAGTTTCATTATTTACTAACAAACCAAAATTAGGATTTGGTTTTCTATCTATAAATTCTACATTATCATACGCTATAGATTTACTAAAATTGGAATGTCCTTTTAATAGATGTACCCAATGTTCACTTGTTTTACTATAATTGTAATCATGATCTTTATTCTTAACTTTTTCCGTAAATTTTGGAGGACATAAGTCTTTACCTACTTTTTCATCTTCTTTACCGCAATTTTCGTTTTCATTTTCAGCCCATCTTAATAAAATCCTATTGGACATTGATGAAATAGGCAGAGTTCTTAAATCATATTTATCTGTAATAACCGCAACATACTTATAATTTTCCTCATTAAGTATTTCTGATTCCAAAACCTGCCAAAATGCATCATGTTGCCATGATTTATTAAGTTTTTTATTATCAAAAGTTAAAATTATCGGACCCGATACAATTTTTCTTTCTTCTTTTGTTTTTAAGGCTGATAAAACTATTTTTAATATATCACGTAAACTAATTGATTTTGTATTTGTAGGAAGGTGAGTTATAACAATATCATCCTTTTTACTAGAAACAGAATCAGTATCAATTTCTACACAACCGCCAAAATATACACTTAATATCAATTTAAAATAACATTCATTTGATGGGTCAAATATTTGTCCATATGGTAAATAAGTATTATGCGATGAACTTATCCAATAAGAATATATATTTTGATTAAGATAATTTGGATTTGAATATGATAAATGATTTGAATAGTATTTTGTTTCTTCACTATCAATATCAGTTTTTAATACTAGATCATTATTTTGAAATAACACCATTATATAATATATTTATTTTATTATTTATACAACACTAGTAAATAATCATTTAATTTTGGGTTTAATAAGAAAAAGGACAGA